CGCTATCGCTGAGGCGAGCTCGGAAGCGATTTGACGCTTATTGGCTCGAAGCCATTGATTCGTGTTGGCGGCGTCGATGGCGCTGACGTTGAACTGGATGATCACCGGCACCGGAGACGGCGATGAGATTTCGCTGTTGGAATTGCGACCCGGCCGGCTGATGACTTCGTCATCCTGGGCAATAATCGCTGTTTCGCCGGGCCGAAGATCGTGGAATCGCGGTGCGTTCTCGAAGATGGAGCTATCGACCCACCGACGCTCGCTGATATCCCCGATTCGCCCGCCGACGTGTGCTACAGTTGCCGGCGTTGCTGGATTCAAAATAGAACCAGCGAAACTTGTGACTGCCGTTTCGAGAGGTTTCGTTATAAAGGCTTTCCACATAGCCATCTCTATGGTCCGACCCAAAGACAAAAATGCCTGCTCAGTAGTTTTGGCCTCGAACCGCATATCCTCGAACATCTTGCCGAATCCCTGGCCAATCGTTTGGGCCATATCCGCCAAAGTTTCAGCCTTTTCGAGCCGATCCAGTTCCATCCGAAAGGACGCCGTCGCCGCAATCGCCTGCTGAGTGTTGGCCCCATATCTCGCCGCCGCTTCGGCCTGGAAATCCACCAGCATCTTTGCCTGCTGGCGAGGCTCGTTAAGCCGACCGGTCAGGGCAATCTCTTCCTGTACCTGCCGCCGCAATGCCTCCATGCGCTTATCGGCGGTTTTCGCTTCTACTTCCTGAGATATCTCCGACAGTTTGCCCTGATATTCCCGCTCAGCCTGTCCCCTCATTACGTCGAGATTGGGTAGAATCATTCTCTTTGCTTCGAGGTCGGCAATTTGGCTTTCTATCTCGGCTGTGGATTTCGGGGCTCTTCCCATCGAGCCGAAACCGCCGAAGGCCATGCCTCTCGGAGTTTTGGCTAATTTTTCCAACCCGGCAATCTGCTGGTCTATGGCGGCGTTGTATTTCTTGATCGCCTCAACTTCGATGCCGAGGGCGTCAATCTCTTTGAGTCTGTCTTCGTAACCGAATTGAGCCTGGAGATCAGCGGCTCCTTCTTTACCCGCCGCCTGCAAGGCCAGTGACCGCTCCAGGCTTTCTCGGACCTTCTCCATCCCCTTGTAGAGATCATTGGATTTAGCCGCTATTTCCTGGGCGGCCGCCAAGCCGCTCAATTCGTGGGCCAGGCCTTCAGCGCTCTTGGCCAGGCGGTTGATGACGGGTAACCCGGAAAGAAAGGCGTCGAACATGCTTTCGCCGGTCCGCTGGGCCTTGAGCATGGCTGTCGCTGTGTCAGTTATTGAGTTGATCGCATAGGTATAAACACCCAGTCTAAAAACGGACTTGGCGAGTGCCATTGTTTTGTTGACCGATTGAGCGCCGTATTGCTCCATGATCTTCGACCGCTCCGCCGTTTCGGTCCTATTGATCAGGGTCAGCATAGACTCATTCTTCTGCCACGTGACGCGGAGGTTTGAAAAATAGTCGCCATGCTGTTTGAGGGCGGTCTCCAGACCGGTATGCGTCGCGGCGAAGAGCCGGTCCTGCAGGTTCCCGGCCGTTTCGAATTGGGCCTTGACCTGAGTGAGGGCGCTGGTATCGAAGCCGGCGAATTGGAACTGCCCCGCTATCTTCTGCTGCATGGCGGTCTGGGCTTTATCAATCTCCAGGGCCATAGCGCCGACGTCGGACCGGATCCTCCCGATGTCCTGTTTGAACGAAGCGATTCCCTCGGCCGCCTTGTTGCGGGCGAGGAGCTCCAGAACGATTCTGCGGGTCAAGTCGGCCATAAGTTTTAGCCACGAAAAGGCACAAGATTCGCAAAATAATTCTGTGCTTTTTGAGCTTCTTTGCGGCTATCCATTTTCTGTTTCATAAACAATATTTCGTTACGACCGTGACTTCGGCCACTTCGAATCCCGTGCCCGGCAGGAACCGGACCGTGGGACAGTCGATCGTCAAGGCGAGGCCGTCGCAGGCCAGGCCGCCGACGTTGCCGGCCAGAACTAATCGACGAATCGTCTCGGCGATCCGGCTGAGCACCGTATCGACGGATGTTAATTCGGGCAGGCTGCGAATGACGCCGTACAATTTGAAGATCGCCGTTACAAACCGGTTCGGGTCCGTCGTCTCGGTCTTGACCCGCTCTTCCACGCCGCAGAGAAAAACGTCCGCATGAAGAAAGTGCGAGTCGGCATGATCGTTGATATCGGGCCGAACGATCCGCAGTGTCAGCGTCTCATCGGGATCCTTCTGGCCATCGAGGGCGTTAGCGATCCAGTCGGCGATCCCGCTCAGCGGCGCCGGCCAGAACTGCTGAGGCCAGAAGCCCTCAGGAAAGAAGTCCTGCGGAAAGAACGTGTTGTCAAATTCATTTGCCATTTTTTAGATAGCCACTAAAAGGCACAAGATTCACAAAATAATTATGTGTTTTTTGAGCTTCTTTGCGGCCATTGACTTTGTGTTTATTCGTGTTCATTCGTGGTTAATTTCCATCCCTCGTCGTCACTGCCGTGCGGTTGCCTTTGCTATCGACCGTGACTTTCAGCCGGTCCTTCGTATCTCCGATGTCCCGGAACGTGATACTTGTCGTTCCTCCGCCCGAGCTCTTGCCCGTCATGACGCTCAGGAACAATCGCAACGCCTGGCGGAGCGTCACCGTGCCTTCGACCACCTCATCATGGACCGCGTCGGCGATGGCCGCGTTATCGACCGTGATAGAGGCAAAACCCACGTCCATTTCCGCCTTCGTCGGCGGATCGTAAGTCGCCAGTGCCGCCGCGACGGCCGCTTCAACCTGGGCGGAGGATAGATCGTTTTGATCGTTGATCAATGCGTCCGTGATGATATGCAGCGACGCCGCGGTGCCCGCCGGGTCCGGCACGACCAGGGCCGTAATCTGGTTCGGCAGCGTGGTCCCGGTGTCTTCGAGTATGGCATCAATGAGCAGATCGAGCCTGCCGCCGTTCGTCCAGTCGGTTTGAAGCTCGTTCGTATCGGCCAAAACCAAAGTTAGATTCGGGTCCAACTGCTGCACTTCACCGCCGAAGCTGGCCTCGATGGTATAGGTGGCCATCAGGGCGTTCCAGATAGCCGCAGCGTGTTCGGCGTCGGTATCGTAGGCTGAGGTATCAGCCAGAATCGCCGTGAAGTTCGGGTCCCATTCCTGCGAGTATGAGACCAGGGTATTGAGGTCCGTCGAGTTGGAGTCGATTTCGGCCCGGATTTCTTCTTTGGTCGGCATATCTGAGAAGTTGGCCGGCGTCCAGATCGTGCCCGACCAATTGCCGTATTCCTGCCAGATAGCCGGGTCGGTATCCGCCGGGGAGCCGCCCGCCTGCTGGTGACTTACGATGGTGTAGTAGCCCGCCGCGATATTGGTGTCCATTGTGCCGACGAACATTCCGCCGCTCTTATTCGTCAGGGCAATGTCATAGTCGGCGGCCGTCCGTGCCCCCGTGCCCCACGCCTCAAACACCGAGCCTACCGGATACCAGACTTGACCGCTGGCGTTTCGTATCACGCCAAAGCACGTCGTGGCCCCGGCGTTGAAAGAGCGAATCTCGTTAGCCCCGAATGCTGGCCGCAAAAATGCACAAAAAGCACAAAAAATCAAAAATCGTTTCATTAGAAGTTCCCCATATAGACGGCCGCACCGCCGCCGCCCACCGCCGCTGCGTTGTCATCCTGATCCACACCGATATTCATCATATAGCCCCCAGTGACGCCTTCGTTGGCTCCGATTTGCATACCCGCGTCAAGACAGGGCGAGCCTGCCTGCAAGGTAAAATCCCCGGCGGCAGGGTTGGTCAAAAGTGGGTCGGCTGTAATATCGTTCGGGCCTTTGGAAACCAGATTCACGTCTGTAGTGTTATTCCAACAATTAAAGTCCCAGAGGTTGATAGGAGTCGCAGTAGTCCAGGAGGCCCCTGTCGTGCAACTGTCGATGATGTTATTGATGAAAACCAATAGAGATGCTGTTGTTCCTAAGATACCTGTTGTGCAATTATAAATTGTACAGTTGAGGAGATAAATCTCGTTACTGCCGGCAACAGACACGCCTGTTGTACAGGTATCGGCAATACACGAATTTATACGAACCGCCGTACTCGTACTCATCCCATATCCGGTTACACTATCATGCGCGTAACATCCAATAAGACAAATGTTGTCGTTTACAATGAATGCAGTTCCGTTCGTGCTAATCCCCTCGCATAAAAAGGCTTTGGAATTATTTCCCAGATTAAACGCAGTGTAAGCTGAAGCCGAAGTATTCTGCGATTTACAGTTGACTACAACCGAAAGCACGAAGGACACTCCGCTTGTTTGGGCAGACGTAAATCGCAGATTCTTAACTATTGAATAATATCCAAAAGACATTATACGTGTCGAGCAGGCAAACAAAGGCCGGTCCGTTCCGACGGCCGTATCATTGCGGGCGGCGGTGTATCCGATCCATTTAATAGGCAAAACTACCGTGCCATTTAAGGCTTGTACAATATTTTCGCCGGGCGTATATGTTCCTGCCGCTACATGAACCGTGTTGCCCGCAACCATCGCCTCGGTAAAATCATCATCAAGCGTTCCACCGATGAGAAAAGCCCCGCCAACCGCCCCGACTCCCACTGACATATTTCCTACGCTTCCACATGCCCGGTCAACCGTAACGGTATTGCCATTCGTGTAGGCCGTGATTTCGTACCATCCCGCAATGTCGTTTGTCCCGGAGGTGATGTGGATGATATTACCCACCATTAACGCTGTGAATCCGCCCGTCACACTCGTCAGCGTCAACCACCCGGACGCCGATGTTGCGGCCAAGTCAGTCAGACTCAACTGAGCCGCCGCCTGCTGCGTGTAATCGTAGCCTCCGCCATTGCCTATCTGTACGAAACCAGTATTCTTTGTGTCCGGGTCTGCACCAGCGTCTAAACGGACATAGACGGTCGAATATCCGAGAGTATCGTTATCGCCCCAGTCCCACTGTCCGGCGGTCAGACTGCCCAGCGTGCCATTGCTGTCCAGATTGAACGTGCCGTCCGTCGTGGCACACTTGGCTTCAGTCAAAGAAGGATTGCCGCCCGCCGCTGTCTGACAGTAATACTCGTTCGTCCCTGAACCGGAGGCCGTCCATTTATACGTTGCACTGACCAAAGACAGCCATCGAAAACCGCCGCCGTTCGTCTGTGCCCCGCCGGTCCGAACTTCCCAAATTGTATTGGCGTTCAGTTCGGCTCGAACCGAACCACAGAGTAGGCAAAGAACCAAACCGCAGATGAACGCGGATAGACGCCGATTTTTGTGTTGATTCGTGTTCATTTGTCGTTTCATTTCAACTCTCCGGGATGTAATAGTTGACGATAACGCTCCAAACCGTCAGGGTATCCGTCGGATCAGCGTCGATCAGGACGTAGAGAATATGCGCCGTAGGAATAACACCGCTGGTCAAATCCGAATTGGCCATGTTTGTCTCATTGGCATTGCCCGTCGTCGTATCCAGAACATCGACCAGCACCGGATTCGCACCGGGAAATGCACCGTTGCCCAAGGCATCGCAATAGTACAGATTCGCGTTCAGCTCCGTCGTCGGGTCCGCCTTCGAGCAGTCCACGTACCACGACGTGATCACGATCCCATTGGGAAACACTGAGGCCCCCCGATCCATATCGAGAAGCTGCCACTCGGCGTCCACGTCCCACGCCCCGGCCAGGTCTCCGTGAAACTGCATCGAATGGACCAGGGGAACAGATTTTTCAACGCCGTCGTAAACCACCAGCTGCTTATTGGTACTATCGACGGCAATCTGACCCGCCACACCTAAAGTCACGTCGCCTGCGGTGTTGGCTATCTCGAACGTCGTCGCCCCGCCGAAGTCATAGACGCCCGTGCCACTGTCGCCATTGTTCAGAAGAAAATCGTCGTCCACGTCGAAATCGGCATCGGTCAGAGTTAAATGATCCCCCGCCGTATAAAGACCATCTGCTGAAATCGTTGCTGTTGACAATGTCAGATTCATGGTTGTCGTATCTGATACAGCCAATACCTGTTCTGCACTCAGCGTACCGTTCGCAGCCAATACTACATACTGAGCGTTCGCTGGTGCTTCGCCGCCCGTTGAGAGCATCTTGAATTGAATCCTGATCTGCCGCCAGCGGGGATCGACCTTGCCGTCGCCTTGCTTGCCGACAATTCGCAACCAGACATCCGCGTTCGCCCCTGCTACCAATTCCGCCCAGGAGCCGACTTTGACACCCGTACCCGCACCCACGGCACATTCTCCAGCCGCCGCCGTGTCCGCTGCCTGGTACGTCACGTTGTCCGTCGAATACTGAAGATTGAAATCTGCCGTAGAGTATCCAGCCAACGTCTGATTGACAACGATCCTGTAGTGCGTACCGTAGGTCAAATCAAGTTTGAGCCTGGAACTGGTACTGCCGAAGAGTTCCGTCACCGCCGCCGGCATGTTCGTCCACGCCGCATCGACCGTACCGGAACTATAGACATCGACATCGCTGACGGCCGCATTGACCGCGCCTCCGCCGCCTGTTACCGTTTGAGCCATCCACTGAGAGGTTGCCGCATCCCAGGCCAAAGCCTGATCGTCACTGGGCGTCGGTGCGTTCACATCAGCGATATCATCCAAGACCGATCCTGTTTTGTTCACCGCTATCCAGTCCACTTTATCCGCCGTGGAAATCGTATCGAGTTTACTGTCGGCTATCGAACCTGCCAGCATGGCGTTCGTGACACCAAGTGCTTTGACTTGCAGCGCATTGGTTGCAATCTCGATAGACGAACCATCGACGTTGACCTCGAGTTCGTTGCCCGTCAGTCCTATGGCCCCTGCCGCCAAAAGGTCGGCCCTGATGTCTGCCCCAGAGAGTTCGACACCCAAAGACGCAGTATAAGTCCCTGAGTTTGTCAGGTATGTATAGACCAAGTCATTCGTATTCAGGACGGGGTTGAGTGTAATCTGAACAAACTGATAGCCGTCATTGGCCGTTCCCTCCGTGATGAAGGTATAAGTGCCTTCCTGTACCTCCGCTGAAGCGTCGTAATCCGTCGCCCTCGTGGGTGCGCCCGATGCGTTCACGGTGTAGATGCCATTGGTCGTCGCGTCGGCCTGGTCTTTGATGAGAATCCTATTGCCGGTAGCCAACTCAACGCCGTCGATGGTATCGCCATTCTCGAAGTCGGTAGCCAAAGTCGCTGCTGCCGTGGTCGCTATCCGGCAGGCCAGCTTGACTTCCAGGCTCTGAGCGAACGCATCGACGTAGGCTTTGTGGACCGCCTGATATGCCGTCGTGGGCGAAGAAGAGGGCAGAATCGGAAAAGAACTGAACGTTTTGATTCCCGCCACAGTCTCATTGCCGGTCAAAGCAACGGCCCCGGCCTGAGCCGCCGTGACGCTATGAGGATTCGCCGTCGAGGCCAAATGGGTGTCAATCACCGTGTGGGCATTCGAGCCTACACCAGAGAGATCGCTGTGAGCCAGAACCGCATCGACGTAATCGCTTCCGTTGGCCCTGAGAACCTTTCCGTCGGTATAGGGTGTCCCGCTTAATGTCACGTCAAGTAAAGCATCCAGTGTCGTAGCTCCGCCCCCTCCGCCCGTCAAGTCTGTCTCAAGGCCGGCATCGTCAAGAATATAAAACCGGCTTGTTCCGGCGCCGTCGTCTTTGGCATAAACTCGAAGGATGTTCGGATCGGGCGTGGCCGGCGTCGCAATCTCGCTATATTGCCCATAGCCAGTATGAAGAACATTCACAAACCCCGGCGAATCGCCCGTGCCAAGTCCAAGAGTAGTCTGTGCCGTTCCCTGAGTCTCATCATTCAAGAGCGTCCTGATGAAAATGGAAATGTAGGGCAGGATGGCCGAACCTTGCGCCCAGACCACCCCGGCAAGAACCGCCACCAGAACGAGAATCAGAAGGATTCGTTTCATTTTCAAATTTTTAGACGGGATTACAGAATTTTTCTTTTGACAGGATTGACAAGATGAAATTATCCTGTTTTTCCTGTTATCCCGTCCAAATCTCCGAGCCTGTTCATCCTGTCCAAAAGTTTAATCGAGACCCATCGCGATGACGTCCACGTCCATTGTGGAGCTGCCCGTACCGTCGTGTTCGAGCTTGAGATTCTTGTTCGTCGTAGTGACCAGGCCCGCCGCCGACGGATCCGTCCAGAGGAATACTCCACCAGGTTTAACGACGACAATATCGGAAGTGTTTGCGATGATTCCTAAATCAGTGGCGGCCCCACCGAACAATTTCAGTGACGCATCACTGGATTTGTTCTTGATGTAAAGGAACTTCAATGCCGCCATCGTCAGGGCGCGATTGAAGATATCCAGCAATGACCCCGAGGCGTACAAATCCAACGTCGTATTAGCGCCGTCGGCCAGGGTGATCGTATCGGCGTAAATGATATTGACGGCCCCGGCGCCGGTACCATAAGCCCAGTCGACGTTGCCCACGGCGACGGGTACCTGGAACTCACTCAGGTCGCCGGCCAGAAAGGCCCTCAAATCAATCACAACCCCGGCCTGGCCGCCTAATCTTGTAGATCCTACAGACATGGTTAATCTCCTTATGTTGGGTTAAAAAAATTCTTGAAAATTTGGTCCAGCGATTGCTGGTTAACTTCGTCTTTTTGTTTCTTGGGCTGGTAAGAACCATCCAGCATTTTCATCATCTTTTTTGCAACCTTTTCATCCTTGTAGCCAAAACTGCCCGAAATCAACGCCCTGCTGTTGGCCGCCGGCTCGCCTACGGGCCAGTACTGCTCGATGATGTACTGCTCTATGCACTCGTAGACGGTGTGGCGCTTGCAGAACTCGCTAACAGAACACTTATACTCTCGTGCAGTTCTCGCAAGCCAGAGTCGCCAAGGATCTTCCGTAAGTTTTTTAGTATGGCGTCCGCACCGACCATATTGAAGCCGTTGACTCTCAGAATGGTATCCACAAGCTCATCTATCTTCATGCCGAACTTGCCGTTGATTTGATTGACTTCATTGTCATCAAACAGACGGTTGCCCTCTTTGTTATAGACGGACAACTGGACCAGCTTGGCGCCGGCCGAACAAGCCCTCAGCTCATCGCTTCCGTTCTTCCATTTGCGATAGACCTCAAGATCATAAGCCGTCAGGCCGCGAATGACGACCTTCCGGCCGCCGATCTCGACATCTTCTTGTGGGATTTTGTCCCATTCCTCGATGATCGCTTGTTTGTCTTCCTTCAGTGACATTAGTTTCCTTTCGTTTTTGGGCCACAGAGGGCACAGAGAACACAGAGGTTAAATATTCCAGTTTATACTCCCGTATGGGTATGAGCGCCACATCGCTCGAACGTAACCGTGAACTCCTCGACCCCGTCCGCTTCACTGGAACCCGGGTCGCCCAGATCCGCTATAACCGCCAATCCCGACATCTTCGAGCCGGTCGGATGAGTCACCAGCAGAGTCGCCTTTGTTTTGGCGTTGAAATCGGTCTGGAGTTGAGCATAGACGGAGGCGGCCGCCGGATTGTAAATGAAAGCCAAAGTCACCTGGCCCGCGTCGAACGCTCCGACGATCTTGTCGGCATAACCGCTGGTCGAATCGCAGGTGAGCACGGGATGAATCGTGGCCTTCCGACTGCCTGGTACGGGTGCTTTGAGTTCGGGAAGCACCGTACCATTCCACGTTAAGGTTGTCCCAATTGCTGTTATTCCATTTGTTGCCATGATTTACTCCTTTTGCAATTGACTATTGACTATTGACTATTGATTATTCGTCGCTCGTCTATCGTCTATCGTCCCCGCCTCGGCGGGCAAGCCTCGTCTCTCACGCCTGCGTATAACCATCCTTCAGCGCGGTTCGATACGTTACGCTCACCGTGACGTCCGCCACCAGACCGCCGGCCATGATCTCAAAGTCCACCTTGGGACAATCGATGCTCACCGCCAGGCCGCCACACGCCGTGCCGGCTGAATTGCCGGCCAGGAGCAAACTGCGGATCGTCTTGATCATCCTCGATACGACCGTGTCGGCGTCGGCGACGGTATCCGCCGGCAGCTCCCGGATGATGCCGTAGCAGGTCAAGGCCGCTTTCTCCGTCCGGGATGAGACCGTGGTGCGGCTCTCGGTCGCAAGGCCCTCGGCCTCGATCACGACATCGCCGTGCTGGAAGTCCTCGACGGTCCAATCCAAGATCTTCGGCCGGACGGCCCGCAGCGTGAGCGTCGCATCGGCGTCCTGCTTACCGTCCAGGGCGGCGGCGATCCATTGAGCAATTTGTTCGTGAATCGTTTCAGTCATTTGAAACCGCAGATAAACGCTGATGAACGCAGATTGTTTTGTGTTTATTCGTGTTCATTCGTGGTTAAGCTCCCTTCGCCCAGTTCCGCAGCTCGACGCCGATCTGATCGTTGATGAGTGCGTTGAGGTCCACACTGACCTCCGCCGGCACGGCGTCCTTGAGGCCGGGCTCATTGACGATCACCCGCCAGACCGAGGGACCGAACTTCTCACTGATTCCCAGCCGCGCCGCACCTTTGCGTTTGAAGACGCCGCGGTGACTCTTCTTTGCGATCTCGGAGGCCGTCAGACCTTCGGCCTCCCATTCGGCCCGGCGTTCGGCGGAACTCGTGCGCAAGTCACTGCCGGCCCCGCCTTTTTTGCCGACGGCCGTCGCGATGAACGCCCCTTCGATCAATTGTTGAGTGCGGCTAATGCGATAACGCACGCCGAGACCTGAACTGAGTTTCGAGGCCACGCCCCGGGCGATCTTCTTTTGGACGGACTTGGGCAAATTCGTCTGCTTGGCCTCGAATACGGCCAGGGGAAACCGCACCGGGTCCGCCGATAACGCGGCGGAGATATTCGCGGCGGTCGCTTTTCTCTTGCTCATCGACTTGCCGACGATGGTCGGCTTGAGCGTTGTCGCTGAGCTGATGGCGTTCTTGTACTTCGTAAACGCCTGGTCGATACCGCGATTGAAACTGCGCACCAGGACGCGATTGAACCCGCCGGGGATCGCCCGCAGAACGTTCTCGGCCTCCTTGAGGCTCGCTTCATCAATTTTGATTTGTACCGCTAAAGACATAAGCCACAGAGTTTTCAGCCACAGAGAGCACTACTTCGACAGGCTCAGTATGGTGAGCGAAGTCGAACCAAGAGGACACAGAGAATTAAATATTTGTGTTTATTCGTGTTCATTCGTGGTTAATTATTTAGTGACATTCGTAGGTCACCCAAACGCCGTTTGCTTTCACGATCCGGGCCAGCTGCATGACTCGTGCCGCCGCCCCCGGACGCGGCGGGACGCTGATTGTCTGATTATCGCCGAACTCCGAGGCGGCGATGCCGAGCACCGCATCGTTGGCGACCTTAATCTTGACTTGTGGACTTCGATGCCGAACGATAGGCGAGACCGCGGCGTCATCCTCGACGTATCGAACAATCGCCGTGATCACCCGGTTAAGCGTCCCGGGCTGAAACGTCACCGGCTGGCCGAACGCCGTCAGAAACGCCGCCCGGCCGGCCGTCATCCAGGATGTCTCGAAAACCGTCACCATGACTATTCGACTCAGGCGTCCACTTTGAGCAGATGACCGAAGTAGGCGTCGAACACCCATTCCGTCGAGAAATCGCGGACGCGGAAAATATCTCCTTCGACCTGCTCCTCGCGATACTGCACGACCTGGCCGATCCCGTTATCGATGCCGGTCCATTCCACGATCCGCCCCAGGCCCGGCGTGGCTCGCCCGCCCGTATGCTTCTTGAAAATCAGGGCGTAATCGTCCGACCAGATCGTGCCGGCGGCAAAGACCTGGCCTTCGGCCCCGCTGTCGTAACCCGCCCATCCGACGATCAGATTGGATAGACCGAAGATCGTGGCCAGGGCCTGTTCGAGCATGGCCCGGGTAATCAGTGCCGCCCCGGGGAACCGGGCCAGAATGGCCGTATTGAGAAGCAGATTTTCCATCGTTGCACGGCCGACCAGCATCGTGTCCGGCAAAACTCCGGTATTGGTGAGCACCTTGGTGATGGCTGTGGTGATATGCCCAATGGCATCCGATCCGGCGGCGTCCCAGGGAGCGCCGCTGCGATCGGTATAGAGGTCCGAGCCGGTCCACATGGTCGTATTGAACAGGGCGGTCGCGACCCGGATTTCCCGCTCGACGAACATCTTTCGGGTGATTGTTTGCACCGATTCGTACTCGGCGTCATAATCGCTCTCGTAGGTTGCCCTGTCTTCGTCGGTCAGAGCGATTTCGAGACCATGATCTTTGCACTGGTAGCTTTTATCCTCGGAAATCAGGGTGACCCTTCCGAAGGCCGCTCCATTGGCGTGGTCACTATTCGCCCGTTTAAGGTTCTCGCGGGTAATCACACCCATCGTCGCCGCCTTTTTGCTGACCGGGATTGGGGGCAGGGCGATATCGGCGACGAAACCGTCCGTCCCGGGATTGTACTCGTGGAAGGCGACGCCGAGGTCTTCTCGCGGCGTGCTTCTGGTCGATTGCTGAATCATGTTTTATCTCCTAAAAAGTTGTTGGCAAAAATTTTCATTGCCCCGTGGTTTGCGGGCGCAAAAAAAGCGGCTGCAAGGAGGTTGGGCTCCCAACAGCCGCTTTTGTTTGCCTTGAGTTACTCGCCGCCTGGCCTGGCCGCGAGTAAACCCGCATATTGACTTTCTTTGTTCGTACTTACGCCGTCTGCTGTGCCACGCGAATCCAGTCCAGCGTTACCGTGTAATCGTCGGCGTGGGCGGCTTTGATCGCGATGGTCGGCACGAGAACGTCCGCTGCAGGGAAATCGGCGACCGCAATATCGACCGCTGAGATTGCCGTCCCGGTAGCCACTCCATTGAGATACATCTGGATCGTGGCTCCATCGTAATACAAACCCAGGGTCAGGTAAGTATCCGCAACCGGGGTCGCAAAATCGTCGTCGTGCTCGTTCTGGGTCTGGGCCGCCACGTCATAGACGACGTCGAACTTATCTCCATCCGCTTCCTTCAATTGGAAACCGATAGCGCCGACGTCCGCCAAGGTCCCGGCATCGACAATCGTATCCCCGGCCAGGACAACGTCACCGGCCATCAGGCCGATAAATACGCCGGCCTTCGCGTCGGTTAAAACGCTGACTTTCAACCTGGCTTCCAGAGCCCAGGCGGCCCCACCACTGGACGTTATCGGGCAGGAGGGGAACTGGACCTCAGCGGCTTCATTGTCCGCCGTGGTGAACAAACTCAAGGCGCCTTCACCCGCCGCCCCGGGAATGACCCGAATGACGGAGCTGGTATCGGCAAAGGCTTCGCTCGGCTCATTCTCACCGTGGGTGAAATCCCGCTCGAGCAGAGAGCCGGCGAATGGATTCCTTCGCATCTCGACCAGGTTAAAATTGCCCCAGATGGCGGCCGTCGGCAAAGCCGTAACCGCTCGGCTGCGGGCCGAATCGGCGGCGGCCTCCGTGCCGACGTATTTCGGCAGAACCTCGATAATGTCCCCATTAGCCCCCGATGCCTCAAGGGCCGTACCGATCTGTTCGCCGTTTACCGTCGCGGAAATCTTGCCGCTGGCTGCCGCATAGACTGCAGCACCCGCGCTGATGACGCCGCTGGCCATCATCTTTGACGTGCCTTCGACGTCGAGGCGGATACAGGCGTGGGCATCTTCGGAATAATCCACAACCGCCTGGACGGTGCCACAACCGGTCTCGCCGGCGCCTGCATAAACAACCGTTGAGCCGGATATCTTGACCCTGCGGAACGCGACGAGGTCCTCGCCGGCAATCAGGGTGATCTCCGGACCGTTTACTTGCTTACTCATAGTTTATCTCCTGAATTAGAGCTTTTTCATACGTTTACGTTGACCCTGCAGCTTCTTGCGAAGCAAGAGCAAGGTGACAGAAACTCTTAAAGGCCCAGGGAGGCTTTATACGCCTTATGCAGCTCCGGGCGCTCGCGGGCCAATTTCTTGTACGCCAGACCCAGTGGAATCTTTTCGTCTTTGGACATCTGCTTGCCCAATGTTACGAAATTCTCTCCGTCATTCGCGGAGTCCCCCGATTCCAACGGGGCCGCACCTGCATTTGCTTTGGCGTTCAGCTTCTTTTGCAGCACATCTGAATAGGCCGCCTTAGCCTCGATCAGACTGGATCCCGCCTCGAATTGCGCGACGGCAAAAGGCAAATCGTCCGGGAAGGCCGCTTTGAGATCGGACAATCGCTTTCTGGATTCGGCGGCCGCTTCCTGCCGGGCCGTCACGCCAGCCTGCGCGATCTGTTGCTGAACGTCGGCGTTTTGGTTTTGGTCGTTTGTGCTACCCATAACAGTATCTCCTTTTGTAATGATAGTATTGTTGGCGACAACCTGGTCGATCAAATTCAACTCCTTCGCCGCTTCGGCGATCCACAGTCGGCCGGTTGCTAATTCGGCCGCCTTGCTTTTGTCCATGTTCCGGCCGGCGGCGACCGAGGCAACGAACTGGCCGGCCAGGCCGTTGATGACTTCCTTCTCGGCGGCGATCTGCGAGGGCGTGATCGTGTCCATGCCCATGCCTTTGTGCTCTCCGCTGCGGATGACGACCGCCTTGATCCCCGCCTTTTCCTCCCACCCGGTCCAATCGTAATAGACCGCATAGACACCGATGGATCCGATCTCGGCGGTCCTGCCGGCGGCGATACTCTGTGCCTGGGAGGCGAGCCAATAGGCGCCGCTGGCGGCCAGGTCCTCTACGTAAGCCGTCACGGGCTTGCTCTGGCGGGCATTATAGATTGCATCGGAGGCCGTCAGAACGCCGGCCACCATGCCGCCCGGCGAAGAAACGGTCAACTGGATGGCTGAGACCTTGGGTTCGGCCAGAGCCTCGGCGATCTGTGAGGCGATTTCGTCATAGCCGGTGGCATTGAAACCCCACAATCTCACCCAGCCGGGTACGGTCTTGAGCAGCATCCCGCTGATGGCGATATGAGCGACGCCGTCCCTGACGTCCAACATTTTTTTCGGCATGGCGACGGCAATAGAGGCCACTAAGGGACCTACCGATATCTGCGACAGTTTCTCAAAAAACAATTTCAGGGCCGTCGGCTCCATGACCCACTTCTGCGACTGCATCTCGGCCAGAATGGCTTCATTCATCGTCGGTCTCCTGATCGTCGGTTTTGTCGTCAACATCTGAGCCATCGGCCGGCTGTTTGGCTTTCTTACCGTCGTCGCTCTTGCCCGTCGATAGGCCCGCGAAGAGCCGCCAGTCCACCTCCACGCCCGTATCGTCCTTGATCCGCTTGGCTCGATCTATGGAGTCGCGGATTTCTTTCTCCCTCAGCTCCACGACCTCTTCGCGATCCTGGCCGCGGCTCTTGCACACCTCCGCGTGCGTCATCACGGCCCGGTCGATCATCATGCCCTTTGCCTGCATCTCCTTGAGCTGGTCGATCCAGGGATAGGTCGGCTTGATGAGCGAATACGGAACCTCTCTGCGATTGCCGAACAGACCCTCATCTCTCCATCCCTCGAATTGCCAGTCGATGATCGGAGAATAATAAAACGAATCCATCTTTTCCTGCCAGTACAAGAAAGCCTGGTACGCCTGTTCGAGTATGGCGCGGCTCTGGGAATAGTTGCTGTTGGTCCAATCGAGCAGGACCAGCTCCAAAGGCAGGCCGACTGGTAAACCCAATAAACGTAAAAATGTTCTCAGGGACTCGGTAAAGTTCTTGCCTGGAATATTATGGTCGATCCCCTTGATCTCTTCGGCGGGTTTTCCGTGAAAGATCAAGGCGTATTCCATCTCCATCAGTCTCGAACCGAGTTGCCCGCTCGTATCGGTTCCGGTCTTGTTCGGGTCCTCCTTACTTTCGATGTGGGCGAGTACATCGGCGTTTTCCCTGGTTATACTCACCACGAGCCTGCTCAATAGCTGCATCCCGATGGCTTCACTATCGCAGGCATCGTTGATCCGGTGGAGCATCGGGAAAGAAGATTGGAGGGCCGGAACGCCCCGTGTCGAACTGGGCCGGTCCGTATTGGTCATAAAGAGAAAATCTTTCGGATCGATCTTGGGGGCCCCTTGCGTGGTCAGGTATCCCTGTTCGTTATACCGGCTCACCCAGTATCCGGTGATCGCGCCGAACATGTTCTTTTCGACCCCCTGCTGCCCTTGTTTGCCGCCATCGATCTGTTCGGCCTCGATGAGCTGGATGAGACGTTTATTCGTCTTGATGGCCCCGATGTCACCTGTCAGTATCGCCTCGCGCAGGAACATTGCTCCCGTTTCGGCTCCACTGAGCAATCCGCGTATCTCGGGACGGCGATTGAATCCATCCCATAAGGATTCGACTTTTCGGTTGAAGTTGGCGTTATCCGTTTTCACCTGCAGACCGAAACCGTTGCCGACGATATAACTGACGGCCCGGTCGATCATGCCCTTATAAATCCCGTTGTTGCGATAGAAATCCCGGCTCTGGTTGATCAATCGCGGCCGATCATAACGGCTGTGGGCGTCTCCGGCCCCCTGGGAATAGGACCGGCCCTCCCGCTCGGCAATGGAGGCGGAGCGAAAACCGAGCGCCGTGTAGCGGCCGTGCTGGCCTTCCACGGTGAAGCGGTCCGTCGGTCTTTCTGCTTTGGGTGTTCGGATCGCGGCCATTATGTCAGCATCCTTCCCTGGGTGAAGCTGGTTCTCTGGACCGTCGTGGTCGAGCCGGCGAGATAGCCCTCAATTTTCTGGGCTTGGTCCTTCATCGACTCGTAATCGAGCGATTCTCCGTCGCTCGCCATTCGGGCGGCGCGGTTGCCTAAAATGAACCGGATCGCCTCGAGACAACTCCGTGACTTGGTCGCGTCACCCTCCCAGAGCAGATTATCGTTGTACTGGGCAATGGCGTCCGTGATGCTCGATGCGCTGGTCAGTGACATTTCTAAACCTTTCCAGGGAATAAAAAAAGCGGCTGAAAGGAGGTTGGGCTCCCAACAGCCGCTTTTCTTATCCAAGTTTTTTCCCGCCCGTCAGCGGAATTTCAGTCTCTATCTTTAAGGTTTGTCGACCGCAAAACAATAAAAATGACAGAGAAAAATCATTTTGAACCGAAAATTCTTCCAAACTTGGAAGGATTTTACACTTTGACGCCCTGGACCCGGTAGCGGTGACGGCAAATTGCCCTCTGGCACTTCCTATACTGCCAACCCATTTTAGGGTCCGTGCGAGCGCAGATCGTGTCCGTAGTGCCGCATCGGGGGCATTTGCTGACCGTCGGGAAGGACCATTGTTTCTGCTTTTTCTTCGTCTCAGGTTTGGATTTTTCCGCGACGTCCTGGGGCGGCAAACTCTCATTACTGTTCGGCTCTTCGGTGATCATTCAATTCTCCTTTGGTTAATATCGCGTTCTAATCGGTTTGGGATTTATTTCTTTGCCTAACTTTTCCTCTTGTTTTCTTCGGTGGACGATGTTCACGTAGTCCACGTCCTGCAGGTGGAAGACACCGGCCAGCTCGGCGGCCAGATCGCAATAATTGTTGGCGTCCAGGAGGTGATTCTCGCGGAAGCCCGGTTTCTTGACCCATACAATGATCTCGCGGCCGCTGCGGGAGCGCTTGACTAATTGGGCCTCGCTGGCTAACTGGCGGGCCAGCGATTCGGGCAGATCGCTCGGCAGGTGCATGTAACCGGGACCGGGTCCTTTCTCCTTGTCAAAAAGCGACTGCCAGAACCGATCCTTGGCCATATCGACGTTCAGATCGAATCGCCGCAGGGCCTTGCCCACGACGTCGCGGGCCTTGTAAAAATTGTTGTGCATCCTATCCCGGCCGTAACCCATCACCGGGATCACGGCGCCTTCAGGAAAGCGCAGGCAGAAATCATAGACGACGGTCGATTCTTCATCGCGGTCATCCTGCTGGTACCGGCAATCGATGGCCGCCCGCGTTGCATAGTACCGGACCGATTCATCCACGGCCGAGACCCATTCGCCCCGCACGTATTTTTCGACGATCTCCCAATTCTCAGCCCGGCCTGTGTGGCCCGTCTCAATCCGCCCGGCCCACAGCAGCCATTGCTCGTTGCGGAAGCCATAGCCCTTCGTCACGGCCCATACGCAGTCGGTCTGAACGTCGATGCCGTGGCAAATCATCTGAACACGGCGCGGCACGAGACGTTTCTCCATTGCATAATCCGCCACGTGGGTTTTGAGATGCGTCAGGCTCGTCGCCCGCTCCTTCTGCTCCCACGCCCGGGCGTGCTGGATATTCGTGAAGGATCTGTAGGCCGAGATGTCCCCGGCTTCCCGCCGTTTGATCGCTGCCACAAACTCATGCGCCAGTTGATCGACCGTCGTGAACATCGGATCGACCAGGACGGCCGGGATCGTCAGGGCCTTGTACTCGGCATCGTTCCATTGCCCGGCGATCTCGCCATCCGGGCCTATCGAGTGGCCCTCGGGGCAGGCCCGGCAGCCGGAGATGGCGGCCTTGCGCTCCAATTCGCTCCAGCGGCTGTTGCAATGGGGGCACACGTAGCGGGCCGTTCGCCGTTTGCCCTTGCCCGGCTCGTAATATTCCACCTCGAAAAACTTATCGTCTTTGTCCTTGTCGATAATCACGTTCTCGAACATGGCCTCGTGATACTTGCCGCAGTCGGGACAGACGATATGAATCGACCATTTCTGGCACGCCTCGAAATTCTTATCGGCGATGTCACCCTTATTGCGGGGCCGCGTAATGAAAAACCGCTTACTGATCGACTCGTAGGTCCGCGTTCCGGCACGCAGGGTCTTGATCGTATCGGAGTCTTCCGTCTGCTCCACGGTCCACAGAACCACCTCATCGCCACCCAAATACCGGATCGCATCATCTTCGAGCGTGATGGCGCTCGTCGGCCAGCCTAACAGTAATTGCATATTGTCGAGGTCCGTCGGCTCTCCGATGAGCAGGTTGCGGATGTCCCCGCCCAAGTGACGCATGATGCGCGGTGACTTCTCGAACGCCGGCTTGAGTTTCTTGATCCGTTTTTTGGCCGTGCCTTCGCTGGGCAGAACGATCTTCATCGGTCCCGGGACCACGTCGATCACGTAGCCCATCCATCCGCCTAATATCGTTGACTTGCCGGTCTGCCGGGCCGCATAGACCCAGAGCTCCCGCGTCGTCAGATCGCACAGCCATTCGATCACCGGCCGCCAGAACGGCGTTCGATCCAGCCGCCACGGGCCCGTGAGCCGCGAGGATTTCTCCGACAGAACATAATTGCTCTGCATCCAGTCGAGCATGTGCTGCTTCCGACGGGGCGCCAGGACCTCCAAAACCTCCGCAGGCATCGGCATGGGACGGAAGTAGGCGAGCGCTTCGGCTCGCCGATTTATGATTTCTGATTGTCGATTTTCGATTGCCTGGATCATTCCGACTTCAACTTTTTGGCTATGAGAGCCAGATTCGATGTGAAGGTATCCTTTGTGAGACCACCTAAAAGAAAATCTGTGCACATTGACATAATCAATTCTACATGTTTTTTGAATTCTGCATCATCCATCATGTCACCTACCTTTTTCCTGTTCTGTATCCTGTATTCTGTGTCCTGTCTCCTGTTCTTTGTCACTCTGCGGTCGAATCATTTCGTAAAGTTCGCCCAGCTTGGCCAGGGCCGGCTCCGAAAGTTTCAACTCCGCCGGGATATGCTGTAGTTTGGCCATCACTTCATCGCGGAAGTCCTCGAGGCGTTCCACGATCTGCTCTCTCGGCTGGCCGAAGATTCGATTGGCCAGGTCCGAGGCCGCGTTGAAGGCGTTGACGACGTTCTGCATCATCGCCATCTGAAAACCAAGTATCTCGCCGCGATTGGCCAGCTCCCCTTGTTCCTGCTCTAATTTCAATTGCATGTGTTTGACCTTGACGTCCTGGAAGGGACTCAAGGGACTGATGGCATCTTTGCCCCGCACGGTCTTCTTAAGTGTGAACTCTTCATACCACGCAATCGCCCGCTGCAGGTCGAATGAGCCATCCGTGTTCTGGGGCAGACCCTTTTCCGTGTACCACTGATAGATCGTCGTGCGCGTGACGCTGAATAATTCAGCCATCTGGTTGACGCCAACGCGATTGAAATTAGCCGACGCGGGATCACCCGTCTCACGCTGGCGGTCCACGGCCCATCTATCCATGAACTTGATCGCCGCCACGTTGCCCTCCCCGGCGGTCTTACGCATATTCTCGCGATTAGTAATGAAGGCGTTGGCCCTGGCCGATTCCCACAATTCGCCGGCTTCCTTATCGCGGTCGAGAAAATCCCGCAAGGCCTGACCCGACTCGAACTGTGAAAAGCCGAGATCCTTCAATCGCTTGGCCGCCTCGTACACTTCAGCAACCGGTCCCAGCTCACAGAGCAATTTCAGCAGCCGCCCGCGGTCGAAGGCGGCACGCAGCCGCGGATGCCGCTCGAAGTACTTGACCAGGTTCGGCTTGATCCCGGACTGCGCATCCGCCTCGGCGATATCCTTGCAGGCATAACCCAGACGCTGCGCTGCCGCTTCGGTCAGTTTCGCGGATTGACGATACTTGCCCGCCGGGGCGGGGACGATGGACGATGGACGATTTTTTTTTGCTGCCGGGGACTGCGATTCGTAGCCTTGCAACTCCGCCAACTCGGCGGCGGTGAGAACCTGGGTTTCTTTGATTTTTCGCAAAAGACTCAAATGTCGCTGTTTTTTTGCGAAATCCACTGCAGAATCGACTATTTTGGCGTTTTTTGACACTTTATTCTTGTTTTTTAACGGAAATCGACTACAATAAAACCATGAAAGCTATCTCGATTCAACAACCTTGGGCGACTCTGATATGTGCCGGCATCAAGCGAGCCGAGGTGCGCACGTGGCAAACGAAGCATCGCGGCGATCTGTTGATCGTCTCCAGTAAATATCCTGTTTATCCGGGACTGCCCGGGGGGATGGCTCTTTGTATTGTCGAATTGATGGATTGCCAACTTATGACCGAAGCGGACTCGACAGATGCTTGTATCCCCTATCAGCCCGGTTTTTATGTTTGGCTTTTGGATAATATTCGGCCCCTTGAAAAATCGTTTCGAGTTCGCGGCCAGCAAAAGTTCTACGATGTACGAGTGAGCTAACATCTTTTTCCCGTAATATATTCAAATCTCGCCACAGGGACTCCTTGTCGGCCCGTTTTGCTACGACCAGAATCTGTGTGTCGCGCCGTCCCATGTGGGAAAAACTGATCACATCGCCAATTCACGTCTCGATTCAAACCGCGAATCATCGCCGGATGAGCCGAAACAATGCTTAATCGCTGTCCGTCTTTTTCGCATATCTGGCCCAACATTCGCAATACGGCGCGTCCTATCCCCACCCCCTGATAATCGGGCAGTACAACGAGACGATGAACTCTACGAATGTTCGCATGACCCATAGACTGCAATGTCGCCGCGAAGGCAACAATCTCATCACGCCAGAACGCCGCATACGTTCGACTGCATCGCACAAGAGTCCCGCTTAAATAGTGATGCGGCGCAAACATGTTCCATAATTCTTTGGGCGCACGATACAACTGTAGCTCGATTTTGGGTCGCCGAAGACGCTCCCGTGAAAAAGTCCATGATTTTGTGTCGAATGTCCAGTCGCTTCCCAGCCATTGGGCAATATCATAATGGCAGGAAACAGCAATCATTCGCATCCGGCGGCGCCGAATGGCTTTACTTATCGCATGAGAGGCAATCTGCGCCACCTGTCGATCCACGACGCTGCTGAACTCATCGATAACGATCATCGTTTTGTCCGCGTATTGCACCATGGCTCGCGCCATTTCTGCGCGGAATTTCTCGCCCGTGCTCAAAACCTTAAACGGCTTGCACCAGCTCGGGGGACTGCTGAACCCGACAGCGTTCAGCGCCGCGATACAATCCGACGTTGTCGCTGACTTCGGAAACCCGTCGAGTATGGATTGATCGAGGGGCCAGTCAAATTCTTTGTGCACGTATTCGCCAAACAACTCGCGAGCAATCGTACTTTTGCCCGAGCCGCTCGGACCTACAATCAATCCGATACGCCAATCAAAATTCTCGATTGGCAACTCAACATGCCAGCTATGTCTTAATTTCTTTTCGAGAGGTAGATCGAATATCGTGCGTAGTTGTTTGACGCGAAAAGTCTGAACATAATTTATCTCTCTCACAATGTCAACAGTCGGCATGCGTAACCCTCTTTCTCAAGACGTTCAAATAATTTTTGTTGCGTCGATTCATCGACGCATTCCACGAATATCCCAAACTGCTCATCCGGAATCTTCGCATCTTTTTTGGACATCTTGCTAATCTCGCCGCGAAGCTCCGCGATCCTCATATCCAGGAACGCGGTATCTTTCGGCATCTGCTTTTGCATCGCCTCGATATATTGGCTGATATCCTCGATAAACTGGCCCTGGATCAGCGGGTTATTGAGGGATAAATTCAGCAGCTTCTCATCGGCGGCGCTGCAATCGACCGTGACGCAGATACATTGCTTGACGCCCAGGGCCGCCAGTGCCTTGAGCCGCTGATGACCGCCGACGATTGTTTTCTTGCCGCCGCGGACGTTGATGATGATGGGCTCGACGCATCCGAACCGCTCGATGCTCTTAGTCAGTCCGGCCAGGGCCTCGTCATCAATCGTCCGGGGATTATAATCCGCCGCCTTGAGCTGCGAGAGTTTGAACGTCTTAATCCCCGGTGTTTGAATCGTCGATTTACTCATCTTCGTGTCCCTTCGTGCCCCCGCCTCGGCGGGTAAACTTCGTGGTGATAACTAAACGATCGGTCGAAATTCCGTGTGGTTGCACTCCAGGCATTTCGAGGGTTGTTCAGCTTGTATATATTGCTTGAAACAGTTTTTACATTCCCATACTTGCGGAGTCTTATCTGTCCGGTCCTCATCGGATGGATCAGCCTCTGTTTTGGCTTCTCGCCGCGTCGCCGGCCGGGCCGGGTTATTCTCGCGTTGCTCGGTTTCGTCGGCGGCTTTTTGCTTGACCATCTTACGCAGTCGCTTGGCCTCGGCCTTTTCGCCGCGGGCCTCGGCGGCGACGGCCGCGGCCTCTTCCTCGATGCTGAAAATACCCAGATATTTCACTTGACCGTCGATACAAACAATTACTTCATATCGCGGCGTCCCATCGGCCAGCGGCTTACCGAGCTTGACGCCCTTGTAGTGAGTCAGCTTGGACTGCCGATCTTTCTTCGGCCCTGCCGGCGGCTTAGTTTTTTTGGGCGGTTTGGCGGAATTGTTATCACGCTGCTTGATCAAGTCGCTGATACGCTGTATTTCAGACTTGTCACTAAGTCTCTTAGCCACGGCCATTGCCGCTTCGAGCATGTCGGTAAATGTGCCAAGAGATTGATTCTTTTTTGCCTGCCCATCCCAGTAGTTCGCCCGGTATTTGGTCGGGCCACCCGGCAGATGAGATATAACAGGGACAACCCCCTTGAATTTCCCAGGTTTAATGATGTGCCGAGATCCTTTTTGAGACCCTGGCCGACCACTTGATTGAATAGCCGTTTTCATCTTTAGCGGGCCCCGCCGGCGCTCGGGCGACGGTATATCCTGCTCTGTCATCAGAGCAGGCGACAGAATTTCTGCCGGCGGTTGAATAGGTCCGCTCATTTCGACACGGAGCTTTTGGGTGATAGCGTCGGCTTGTTCAACACTTGTCAGAGGTGCCGCTAAAACGCCCGGGTCATCCTCCATCGTTCTGAGCAACTCCTCCGCCCGGCGGATGTCATCCATCTGGTGTTCGAGGGCCGCCCGGCGAAGGGCCAGCTCCTCAATCGTCAATCGCACATAGTCCTTCATCGTGATTCCCTTCGAATGGCGTCGTTCTTAACTTCAACACACACAAACCCTTACGTATGTAAACCCGTTAAAAAAAATTCTGAACCCATCCCGAAACCGCAGTTCGTTTATC